AGGGAAGACTATTTCTACTTATAGGGATAATTACTTTAATAAGGGTAAAACAAACGGGCACATAGTCTTTAATTACGTACCTAAACCCGAGGGAGACCAAGAGATACACGATAAAATAAAAGATATTTGTATCTCAATGAAAGCCGAAGATTATTTGGATATGCCCGCAGCAATATTTAACGATATTATAATCGATTTAGCCCCGGCAACGCTTAAGAAGTACAAAGATTTTGAACGAGACAAAGTCCTCGAACTACTGGAAGCGGAGGAGATCACCGCCATGAACGCTGCGGGGCTGTCAAACAAATTACTACAGTTTGCAGGCGGGGCGGTTTACGACGAGGACAAAAACTGGCACGAAATACACACTCAAAAATTAGATGCTACGGAGGAGGTTATCGAGGCGGCTAACGGGAAGCCCGTACTGTTATTTTACACATACAAGCATGAACTAGAGCGGTTACTTATACGTTTTAAAAAATACCTTCCTGTTAAATTAACAACCGAGCAGGATATAAAAGACTGGAACCTTGGAAAAATAAGCATTTTACTTATGCACCCGGCGTCAGGGGGCCACGGGCTAAACCTGCAAGCGGGCGGGCACTTAGCGCTATGGTACTCGTGCAATTGGTCCCTTGAACTCTACCAACAGGCCAACGCTAGACTAGCGAGGCAGGGACAAGAGCAACGCGTTACGATCAATAGAATAATAGCCAAAGGAACAGAAGACGAGAGCGTAATTAAGGCCCTGGATAGTAAGGCAAGCACACAAGAATCTTTGATGCAGGCCGTAAAAGCTAAGATAGAAAAGTATAGCCGAATGTTAAATAAATGTTAAAAGTATAAAAGTGTAATACGTTTTTTAAGTGTTTGGCGTATTTTTGTAGAGCCATTAAGGCCCACTAAAAAATCAACATTATGACAGCTATGTATATTCAAGAACTAAACAAAGGTACTCTATTTGTAGTAACAGACGGATATCACATGATAGGCGGGTATTACAAAACAAGAAAAGGGGCCGAGAAATTACTAACTAAATTAACTAAATAATATGAGCTTTAAAAACAGATTAGAAGATCTAAGAGCGTACACTCGCTTAGTAGGAGTAGCAGCAGACGCTTACACAAATGCGCTGCTAAATATAGAGGCAGCCCACTACGCGGAACTACCCAAGAAAAAAGTACCTAAAAAGCCCGTTAAATTAGCGGGTTTTAGGGTAGCCTTAACAGATAACGGAGTTGCAAGCGTTATGCAGTTTCCAAACGAGAAAGCAATGACGGACTTTATTAGGGTAAAACTTAGCCTACGCAACAAATCAATAGACGCCTTTTGTAAAAGCAACAATCTAATTAAGCCCTCTCAAATGTCAGGAGGTAGAGATTATTTACTTAAAGAGGAAAAGTACACCGATAAAATACATAGCGTATTCGGAGAATTTAACGTAAAATTTCAGCAATTATGAAAACAAACCAGTCAAAAGTAGAAAAGTTCTACGCGTGGATGCAGTCTTTTAATAACATTTATTTACACGATAAGGTTAGAATGGCTAGGGCCTTCCATATTGTCGCAAATAATTAAGTAAACAATAAAATAAAGTATTGTTTACGCGTTAACTACAGTAAACAGTAGGACAAGCGCATAAGTAAACAAAGTAAACAATAAAAAGCCAACAATCTTAATGTTGGCTTTTTTAGTTATGTAAATTTAGCAGTATAAAAAATAGTAGTAAATAAGTTTTTTACTCCCGACAATTCAGAAAACTTACTAAAAACCTCAAAATTAGCTAGCAGCTCAAAACACAAGTGTTAACGACGTTTAGCGTAAACAAAGAGCAACAAAGTAAACAAAAGATTGTTTATCTCTTAGCCCACTATTTACAGGGGCTGCGGCTATAATAAACAAAGTAAACAATAATACTTAATAATTAATAATAATAATAAATAGTAATATAGTAGTAATAGTATATAGTATTATATTTATATAGCTACTAGAGATTTCGCGCTTTTATTGTTTCTTTGTTTACTTTTTAGCTTAGCCCACTGATATAGCGGGATAACAAAGAAACAATACTTTTTTACGTTGTTTCTTTTGAATATTTGTATTTTATGTCGAAAACTATTGTAGTTTTGTAAAATGAAGGCGAACCCCGAAGTTATAATAAATGATATTTTGTTAGAGATGGACTTTTCCACCTCTCGAAGCGATGTGATGTCTATAACACGCGATAAGTGGCAAATGGGCGAACGTACGTTTGATCGGTACTGGGCGCTTGCCAAAAAAAGGTTTTTAGTAGTTCAGAAAGATATCGCCGATATGCAAAAGGCGGTTATACTAGAAACGGCAGAGGCCCGCATGAGGTCCTCAATTATGTCAAAGCAGGAACGTATGGAAGTGCTAAGCGCTATAGCTAGATCAGAGTTGGACTTAGCCAAAGAAGTTGTAACGGCGTTAGGGATAGAAACACTAAACGTTAAGCCGGACTACAACGACCGAAAGGCAGCGATTGCGGAGCTAAACAAAATGGAAGGCGACTATGCCCCAGTAAAAACTGATCTAACCTCTAAAGGCGAAAAAATACAAAGTACACCTTCGACAATCCAAATAGAAATAATAAAAACCGAGGACGAAGACTAAAAAGTTCTTTATTTTTTACGCCTTACAGAGATGATAATAAAATTTAGAGCCACCGTAGTTTTCCAAGCAGTTTGGGCCGCTGTAAAGAGTGGCAAATACAAATTAATCCTAGAGGAAGGCAGCAGCCGATCTAGTAAGACCTGGAGCAATTACCAAGTAATATACTTAGAACTCTACGAAAACCCGCTAACCACGTGCACCATACTGCGAGACACACAGAAGAGCTGCCGGGAGATAGTGGAAACAGACTGGGTAAAGTGGCTAAGCGACCCGATGGGGCGCAAAAAGCAACTTGAAGACAAGGAGATAAACATAACTCAGTTTGACGCTTATTTAGAAGAGGAGAGGCTTTTAAAATACTTTACGCGCAACAAAACAAATCACACCTGGACTTTTAAACATAATAATTCCTTTATCCGGTTTACGGGCCTAGACGACGAAGACGACGCGATGGGAATGACTCAGGAAATATGTTGGATAAACGAGCCCTATAAATTCTCACACGAGGTTTATAAGCAATTAGCACAAAGGACGTCTAAATTTATACTCTTTGATTGGAACCCGAAACAAAAGCACTGGGTATCAGATGAAAAAAAGAAAGATAATACTATAGTTTTAAAGTCTACTTTCCTAGATAATCCTTTTTGCCCTCTCGAGAGTAAGATACAAATACAATCTTACCAACCAGTAGAACAGTCGGACGTCGTACTGAGCAGCCTAATTTCTTTACACGAGGCGCGAAATTACGATACCGAACACAATACACTAAACTTTACTAAAAAGGCTTTAAACGAGCTTAAACGATGCCAGTACAACGAGCGTACAAATAGCAGCAGTTTATATCATTGGTTAGTCTACGGAAAAGGAGAAAAGAGCGAGAAGCCGAATAAAATTTATAACGGATGGCTAGAGATTACGGACGAGCAATTCGATCAATTACCTTATAACAGCTACTTTGGCTTAGATTTTGGAAGCGCGAACCCCTCCGCTCTTGTAGAAGTTAAATATTGCGATAAAAACTTTTTTAGTAAACAGCGTTTGTACCTGCCTATTTCCGAAATGGAAAGTAGTTTGGCGGACGTTATACTGGGCTTAGGCTTAACCTCCAAAGATATAATAGTAGCAGACAGCGCCGACCCGGTAAGGATTGCGGAACTTAACGCGGCAGGCTTAAACGTTATTCCGGCAATAAAAGGCCCGGGAAGTGTAAATCAGGGCATTACTTTTGTTCAGTCGGTTACTAATCACTACACCAAAAGCTCTATAGATTTAGAGGAGGAATATGATAGCTACGAATGGGAAATTATAAACAATACTAACCTAGACAGGCCAGTTAAAAAGAACGATCATATTTTAGATGCAGACCGCTACGTTAAAACTTTTTTACAATTTTACTTAGGGATAACATAATTTTACTATATTTGCTATCTAATTGCTAACTAATTAACGCCGTGAGGCGTCGATGCTTATGAGTTTTTTATCTAATCTATTTGGGGGCAAAGGTTTTAGAGTTGAAAGAAACCGCTTAGGGGAGTTTTCTTTTGAGTTTAACACAGGCCCGGGCTTCAATAATACCGGCAAATACCTAGATATGTCTCTCGAGAATCCCGTACTTATGACTATCATAGGATTGCGGGCGCAAGTTTATTCTCAGATGGAGGTTCGCCACGTAGATAGCAATAACAAAGACGTAGTTAATAGCCCCTATATTAAACTATTAGACCAACCAAACTATTTTCAATCAAAAGAAGACTTTTTTTACCAACAAATGTGGTTTCTTTCCGCTTGTGGTTTTAACTACACCTATCAAAAAAAGTCAATTGTTCAAGAAATTCCAGTTGCGCTTTACAACCTTATACCAAACGACCTAGACCTAAACAAAGTAAATAAACTAAATAAGTTTATAGCGACAGAGCAGGACATAAAAGCATTTAACGACAGAAAAGTAAAGTATAAACTTGACGATTTAGAGCAAGACATACGTATAGGAGATATAATACCGTTCTACGATTTAGCCAACGGGTTAATGTCAAACAGTATTATTACAAGCCCCTCCCGAATTAAGGGAATTTCTAAGATAGTTGAAAATATCGAGGAGAATATAAAAGCTAAGAACACCAATTTAAGAATGTCGCAAAAATTCCTATCCACTAAAAAAGGAGGGATGCAAGGAGTTGAAACGCCTTTAAAAGATGCGGACCGCAAAAGCATAGAGGATATACTAGGACGTAAAGCGTTACAAATTACAAGCGGCGACATATCAGTAACGCACTTAGTTACCGACTTAAAAAAATTATTTTTAGACGAGCAATTCGCGGACGACGCCAACAAGTGCGTACTAGCGTTTGAAATGAACAAGAACGTAATAAATTACTTTTCTAAGGATAGTACTTTCGATAATCAGGACAAAGGCATGATAGCGTGGGTGCAGAACTCAATTCATACTACGGCAAAAAACACAATGAACTCAATGAGCCAACAGTGGGGACTGATTGAGAAAGGCGAGAGGTTAATAGCTTCATACGATCACTTGGACTTTATGCAAAGTTTAGCAGCATCAAAAGCCACGGCTATGCTAACAATGGAGCAGTCTATAAAATTGTCTCTTGAAAACGGAACCATGACAACGGAAGAGGCTAGACAAATGCATATAAATTTTATGATTAAACTAAAATTATAACTTATGAAAAATTTATTTAGATTATTTTACCAGTTTATAATGGGTATTATTAAAAGACTTAATAGTACTGTAGTACTTAGCAAAAGAGCGAAGTATCGCAAACTGTTTAAATGGATAACTTTTGACGCGGGCATCAACATGAGTGCTTCTAAATATATACAAGTATGGGAACTAAATTAACGCAAAAAGAAATAAGCGAGGAAATTAAAAAGGAGGCGCTTAGAAAGTTAGAAGAGAAAAAAAATAGTAAAGAGGTATTAAAATGATATACTGCAAAGAATTAAACAAATCTTTTGAAACGGTAGAGCTAATGTTTTCCGAGCTACGAATTAGTAAAGAAATGCTAATCGAAAGTAAAAAAGCTATGATTTTAAAATCCTGCGACAAGGGCGCGGGCGTAGTGTCTAGCTCTTTAGCTCTTGTAAAAGCTATAGAAGGCGCAGACAAAGCATTAAAGATGGACGACAATTTCTATTATGTAGCCGTAAACTCTACTAATATAATGGATAGTCACTTGGACCTACATAAAAAAGGACTTTGGAAACGCAGCGTAAAAGAGCAGCAGGGTAAGAATTATTTTGTAGCGGACCACGAACTCAAAGTTTTAAGCGTTATAGCCAAACGTGAAGACGTTGAGATGCTAACGGCTACGGTTCCTTTTTCAACAATGGGTAAATCTTATGAGGGTGACACCGAAGTACTTATTTACAAGATCGCTAAAGATAAAATAAACGAGGCCTATAAAGGCGCTATGAGCGGAAGTTTAGAGGCTTCGGTACGCATGCAGTATGTAAAGTATGACTTAGCAATGAACAGCAGCGCAAAAGAAGACGTAGCAGAGAAAAAACTATACGACGACAATATAGACACGATAGCCAATAAGGCAGAGTTTGACAGAATAGACTACTTTTTTGTAGTATCAGAGGCCAAAAACGTTAGAGAGTCTAGTCTTGTTCTGTTTGGGAGTAACCCCGTTACAGGAACAATGGCGAATAATAAAGAGGACCCAGCGAAAGCTACTCCGGAAAATGAAGCAGAAACAGAGCCGGCACCGACCACTCAAAAAAGAAGACGAATAATTTAAAAAACAAAAAAAATGTTTATTAAAAAAACACAGAAAGAAATTGCAGCCTTTACAGACGCTGAGGCGGACGAGTACGTAAAAGGATTAGAGGCTCACAACGAGGAGTCTCAAAGAGTAGCTATTGCTAAAGCGTTGGACGCGAGCAACGTTCTTGGAGCTGCGGAATTAGCAAAAGCTAATAAGTTAATTTTAGACTTGGGTACCTCTATTTCTGAATTAAAAGAAACGAAGTCAAAAGCAAACGTGCCAACTATGCAGGCTCAGATAAAAGAAAACAAGGAGTCTTTAAAAGAGATTGCAAAGGGGGTTTCTACTGAGGAGGTAATTATTAAGGCAAACGTTACGCGCGCGTCGATTGCTAACAACGGGCAAACTTTAGAGTTAGACGGAATAGGGCAATTAGCACGTAAGAAAAGAAGTCTTTACGACGTCTTTACTAAAATCCCAGTAGGTCCGGGAAATCACAACGGGACTATCTCTTATGTGGATTTTGACCAGGCGACAACAGTTAAAGCGGCCGCAGCTATTGCAGAGGGGGCAGTTTTTCCGCAGTCAACTGCAAAATTTGAGTACTTTACTTTACCGTTAAGAAAATTAGGCGACACTTTACCAGTGAGCGAGGAATTTTTTGAGGATGAAGTACAGGCAGCCGCAGAATTAGAGCTTTTCCTAGCTACTAACGTAGAGGACTTGATAGACACTCAAATTGTAACAGGAGACAACACAGGACAGAACTTAAAAGGCTTAGTTTCTAGTACTCCGGCGTTCGTACCAGTTGCGAGCGGAATCACAGACGCTAATATCTACGACTTAGTCGCTAAGGTATCAGAGTCTATCACGTCAACAGGTGGGGCAAAGTACAACATTGATTTTGTAGCAATGAACATTTCAGACATCAATAAATTGAAGTTGAAAAAAGACGCTAACCAAAATTACGTATTCAATTTTAACGATCCGCGTATTGGTGCAATCAACATCATTGAAGACAACAACGTGCCCGTGAACACTATGTTTGTGGGCGATGGTAGATACGCTAGAATTTACGAGATTGGTGGAGTAGTTATCTCTAAAGGTATGATTAACGCGCAGTTTACTGAGGACTTTATGACTATCAAAGCGCGTAAAAGAATACTTTTCTTAATTAGAAACGTAGATCAGTCAGGTTTTAGAAAAGTTACTTCTATTAGCGCGGCCCTTGTAACTTTAGCATCATAGTAGTATGAGAGAGGTAAAATTCACAAAGGATTTTGCGAACAAAAAGGAAGGCGAAGTATTAAAATGCGACGGTCAGCTGGCCTCGCATTTAGTACGCGTCGACGAAGTCGCAGAATTTACAAAAGAAGACAAGGCCGCAATTGTTGCCGCTAAGAAAAGCGTAAAAGATACAGCAAAAAACGCGGTAACTAAAGAAGCTAAAGAAGCAGAAGAAGAAGCAGCAGCAGCAGAAGCAGAAGCAGAAGCAGCAGCAGCAGCAGAAGCAGCAGCAGCAGCAGCAGACGACGACCTAAACTAAAACAAACACAATGCAAATAGTAGATAAATCTTACTTCCAAAGTCAAAACTTTTTAAATATTCCTCTGAGTACAGCGGTTCCGAACGGAAGCGTAGTACCTTCAAATAGCGGGTATTTAGATTTGTTGTGCATAAAGGTAGAAAAAGAAGTTTTGCTTAGAGCGTTGGGCGTTGTTTTATTTAAACAAAAGGAGGCGCTGACCTTAACCTCTATTGATTTAGCAGAAAATGAGCGTTGGAAAAAGCTGATTGAAGGCGAAGACTACGATACAGACAAAAAGTGGAACGGGCTAAAATACGCCTATTCTTTAATTGCTTATAGAGTCTTTGAGGAGTTTACCATAGACACAAATATACGATTGAGTACCGTGGGAGCAGAACAGGTAAACGCCGAAAACGCCAACAACGCAACGCCCGCGTACCTTATAGCCACCGCTAACCAAAATTTTATGAAAGAGTACCAGGGCGAGAACTTTAACCAAAACTACAACGGTTACGGACACAGCTATGGCTACAATTTTAGCGAGAGATTTATCGATTTTTACGATAGTGAGGTAGAGCGTAGTTTATACGCTTATTTAATAGACAAAAAGGCAGACTTTCCGGAGTGGGACGAAACAAAATTTAGATTTTACGACGAAACAAAAAACAGTTTTGGACTATGATAGTATTTGAGGAAAAAATGCGGGAGCTTGTAGGGCTTATCCCGGAGTTAACGGACGTTAACGGAAACGTTTTCCCGGTCCGTTTTGATTGGGGCACACAAGACGTATTAAACAAGTTTTTACTTTTGCCGGAATCGGTTTCCAAGTATCCTCTTATATGGTTAGTAACGGGCGTAACTACCCGAAGCGAAACCCGTAACACTCTTACAAGACAAACGCGTCTAGTAATAGCAACGCGCTCGAGTAGAAAAGATCAGTTTAATAAGTTTCAGTACTCTACAGATTACGTAAACACTTTGAATCCGGTTTATAAAAACCTTAGAACGTTACTTTTAAGTAGCGGAATAAGTAAGATAGTTAACAATACAATAATCGAGGACCTACGACCAAACTACTCGTTTAACGACAACGGGAAGGGACTTATTGACGTTTGGAACGCCATAGTAATAGACTTGGAGATTGAACTGTTAACGGACCGCTGTATATCAACAATAAAATTTTAAATTATGTCGGAAAAAAAAGAAGTATTAAAAGTAGTTAAAACGCAAAGTTTTAAAGTATTAAAAGAGATAACAGTTGATCGCCTCTACGGAGTCGGAGAGACTATCGAGCTATCAGATAGAACGACTATCGAGGCGTTAATCACAAACAAAATTATAAAATAATGGCTTTACTAACACAAGTAAATAAAGTGGATTGTTCCGCTACAGGTAACATCGGCACAGGCTTAGCCGGTTGCAGAATTGACCGTAAAAGAGTCGTGGCTCTTGGCCTATTAGAGAAGGGCCTTAAGTTTACTACTGAGATCACAAAAACCTCTTTGAGGGCTTTACAACAAGCCGATAAGCTGATTATGTTGCAGGGCGTTGTATCTTTTACAGATAACACCGCAGACGATAACGTAATTACTCGAGCAGGCTCGGGCATTAAGGTAGTAGCTGGAAAAAACCCGTATGAGTACGCGGTAGAGTTTGACAACGGTATTAACTTTCATAAAGCGGCTACGTCTTTAAGCGGATATGAAAACTATGATTTAATAATGTTTGACGTAGACGGGTCTATATTCTTTACTCAAAACAAGTCCGGCGAAAGCAAGGGGTTCAATATGGGAATGTTTGAGAATGGTAAGTACATGGGCTCAACTGGGGCGGAGGCTTCAAGTCAGATCATAACTTTGCAAATTACCGACCGCGCAGAAGTTGACGAGAGAATGTCTTATTTTACTGCTGACTTTTTAGACTTTTCCCCGCAGGAATTGACAGGAACTAATCAGGTGATCGTTTCTTTGGACCCAGTAGTAGCTGCCTCAACTACTCTTGTAGTAAGCGCTTTTCTATTGGACCGTACGCACAGCGTAGAGGGGTTGCTCCCGGCAGACTTTAAAGTATTGCGTAATAATGTGGCAGTTGTACCAAGTGCAGCAGCTTACAACGCTTCTACTAAAAAGTACACGTTGACCGTAACGGCTAACAGCGCGGGCAATTTGATAGCCGTATCTTTAGCGGGTATTATTTTAACGCCGGCAGACGTATTATATAAATCAAATATTGCAACTGCCGTTGTAGTATAAGAAAAAAGTATTATATTTACACCCAACAAGCGTGTGAAGATATACGCCACCTTTAAAAACCCTAAAGCACCTTATAAAAGAGGTGCTTTTTTAATATAACAAAACTATGAAAATTAAGAGATTGGCTTTAAAAATTTTAATTAGCAACAGAGAAGAACATACAATAATAGTAGCTAAAAAATTAAGGGCCGTACAATATAAAAAGCATTACGGCTACGTAGATATAGTATTCCATTATAAAAGCACTTTTTGGACTTGGAGATTTGAAGCAGAGGAAGAAGCTAAAAGAGAATACGAATTTATAAAATTAAAACTAAATAAAAGTTTAATTTCTGAAAGTAAATAAAAAAAGTATTATATTTACAATGATTTTCATAGTAGGTATTTATTTTTTATTGGTATTTAAACCCTTTACTTAATTGTAAGGGGTTTTTTTATTATATTTGTGATCGGATGGTAACAGTAAAAGACTATATAAAAAAGTGTAAATTTGTCGTCAGTAACGCGCTAGACGAGCAGGCCCGAATAGTACGCGCAAATGAAGCTAAAATAATAAGGTTAAACGTTGACGCTTTCCAAAACGGGCAAGGCAGCGACGGGAAAATTCTTATTAACTCTAATCCCGCATTTAAAGGAACCTATACGCTATTCACTAATTTACTAAATCCTAGTAAAGGGATAGGAGATTTATACAATTTTAACGAGTCCGGAGCTTTTTTATTAGGTATGCAGCTAGAAGTTAGGCCCGACTTAACCAAGTTTGACCTATTTTCGACAGGCACGGGAGCGGGCGAAAAAAGTATATTTTTTGCAGGCTACACCAATCTTTTTGGATTAGATGGCCTAGACACCGACATAGTAAACTATGACATAATTTACCCGCAGTTAATGCTTTTTATAAAAAAATATTTATGATTTACTACGACTCGATAGAAACTTTACCGCTTTACAACTTTGACAAGTATCGCATTACTAAGGACCTCAACTGGTTTATAGAAAAGTACGACGGTAGGCAAAAGAAAAGTGAGAGCCCCGAGTTATTAGAGATTGAAAAAACGATACTAGATGAATATTTTAAAGCGATAGATGATCGCTCTTTCACTAATCGTCTACAAAAGTGGGCGCAAATTGACAGCTTAACATTAAAATATAGTGTAGTTAAGTCTTTGATTGCTAGAATGTGGCTAGGATTTTCTGACGACCAAATGGGCGCGCGTTTGTCGTTTATACAACAGCTAACCGCGCACGGTTTTAAAATGCTAGAGATTAACACCTCCGAGGGCGACGCTAAAGAGCTCATGCGTTTAAACACGGCTTGTGAGGGCTTAAAAACTAGAATTGCAATACTAGAGAGTGAGATTAATTTAGACGCAAAGAAAGAAAGCGTATCGCTTGCAAAGCAACTACAAATTGCGACACTTGGACTAAGCTACCCCTACAGGCTTAACCCGAAAGAGATAACCGTATTGGAGTGGGTAGAGATAACAAAATTATTAGAGGAGAAATCTAAAAAAAATTAATATGTCAAATGCAGTAGATTTAGTAATTGCGTCCGAAGCTATAAAGCAAGTAGAGAATTTAGTAGCTAAATTAATGCTAGCAGACGCGGAGCTCTTAAAAGTATCGCAGTCCGCGCTTAACGCCAGTAAAAATATAGCCTCAATTAAGACACCAAGCGGGCTAGATAAGTCCGTAACAGATAATCAGGCGCTTAACAAAAAGTTGAGTGAGCAGGAGGAGGCTATTAAAAAATTGACGCTACAAATATCTAAGCTAAATAAGGCTAGACAAAACTCAAACACTCGAAGCTCTGAGGAGATAGTCAATCAAAGGCTATTAGCTAGAAACGCCGACACTTTGACGCGTTCTACCTCTGCTTTAGCCGGAGCTTATGGCAGGCTCTCGGCGGAGCAGTCAATCGCCAGTAAAAGATACCAGGATTTAATAGTAAGAGGGAAAACGGCCTCTCAAACACAAAGACAATATAATACTGAGCTAAAGACGGCTAAAAAAGATTTTGAGGCCTTAAACAAAAGAGTTTTATCGGCAGACGCCGCCGTAGGCAGGTTTAACCGAAATGTCGGTAATTACCCTAAACAAGCAATAGCAGGGATAGGTAATTTACTTAGAGCTTTTGGGGTAGTCGGGGGAGTTATGCTTTTTGCGAGCGTTGTTAAGGACGCTTTTAACACTATTAAGGATTTTGATAAAGCCAGCGCAGATTTAGCCGCAACTTTAGGCACCAGCCGACAAGGCATAAAATCTTTAACTGATAACGCTAAAGAATTGGGGGCCACTACAAAGTTCACAGCCATTGAGATTGTAGGATTGCAAAAAGAACTCGGAAAATTGGGTTTTTCACAGCCCGAAATATTAGCTTCAACAACGGCGATAAGTACTTTGGCTTCGGCGGTAGACACCGATCTATCTAACGCCGCTATGGTTGCGGGCCAAACTCTGAGGGCGTTTAATTTAGAGGCTTTTCAAATGCAGCGAGTAGTTGACGTAATGGCTAAATCTTTTACCTCTTCGGCGCTAGACATAGAGAAGTTTAGAGAATCGATGAAGTATGTTGCACCCATAGCGAACGCCTCTAATATATCGATTGAGCAGACAACAGCGCTATTAGGAATATTAGCGGATAACGGGATTAAAGGCTCTATGGCAGGGACCTCTTTAAGGCGTATTTTTACAGATTTAACTAAAACGGGTAAACCTTTTAACGAGGCTCTTAAAGAGGTCGCTAAAAACGGAATAAGCGTAAAAGATGCTATGGACGAGGTAGGCCGAAACGCTCAAACAACTTTAATTGTTTTAGGTAAAAACATACCTAAAATAGAGGCTTTAAGCGGAGCGTTAGACAAAGCAGGAGGGGCCGCACAAAAAATGGCAGACGAACAGCTAAACAGTTTACAGGGCCAAATAACCTTAATGTCCTCCGCTTTTGACGGTTTGGTTTTATCACTTAACAACGGGGAAGGCAAGTTGAGCGGCTTTTTTACAGGAACAGTTCAAATAATAACGGGCGCACTTAATGCATTGACGCAATTTAATGCCACTTTTGCTGACCTTAGAAATATGGCTTCCGGAGCCTCACTAAAAGCTGATACTCAAATATACGTAGGACTAGACCCAAAGAGAACGAAAGCGATAGCAGAAGAAAATAAAAAAATAGCGCAGGAGGAGACCGTAGTTCAAAATACAAAATTAAGAGAATCTACCGCGGTTTTTGACAAACTTAACGAGTTAAGTCTAAGAAATTTTACAAAAAGAAGGAGAGAGGGGCGGGTACAAGCAAAACAGGACATTGAGGACGCCAATATAGCACTAGGGGTCCAACGTGGTAGAATACAAGCAGCAAACGCCGCTTTAAAGTCTTTAGTACCTAGTCAGAAAAAGATTACAGCAGCTACAGAAGAGGACACAGTAGCTTTAAAAAATAACACCGTTGCAAAACGGGCAAACGTTGAGGAGGTAGGGCTAAAGGCTGTATCTAGTAAAGACTCCGGACCTTTAGAAAGTTTAAAACTACTAAAGAAAGCACTAGAACAAACTCGAGACGAGACGAGCAAAAACGCGGCAGAGTTCGCCGTTTTTAACAAATCAATCGAGGACGTAAACCAGGCAATTAAAACGCTAACCGAACCGTTAACAGTAGACCTCAATATAAAAAAACCTTTTGAGGAGGCAAACATAGAGGTACAGGAAATGAGCGGGTATTTAAAGTCATTCGTTACTGAGTTTGCAAGCAATAGCGGATTTAGTAATACTTTTGCGCTTTTATCGGGAGACATTGAGAATTTCGGCAAGGACTTTGCAACCACTTTTAATGCCTTAGCCGAAACAGCCCAGGAGGCTTTTAATTTTATAGCAAACGCTTCACAAAACAGTTTTGAGGGCGAAAAGAAGAGGTTACAAGATCAATACGACATTTCCGTAGGCTTTGCGGGAGATAATGCGGCCGCTAAAACTAAACTGGCAGAGGACCTAGAGGAGAAACAAAAGGAGATAGCGAACAGGGAGGCCAAAGCCAAACAAAGGCAAGCGCTTTTTAACATAGCTATAGACACCGCTCAGGCAGTAGTTGCGGCTCTTCCTAATGTGCCATTAGCCGTAGCGGTAGGAGTTTTGGGAGCGGTTCAGTTGGCGCTTGTAGCGAGTCAAAAAATACCGCAGTATAAAGACGGAACCGACAACCACGGCGGGGGGCTTATGCTAGTAAATGATGGGGCAGGGGCCAACTTTGCCGAAAAAGTCATAACTCCCGACGGAAAAGAATTTACCCCACAAGGTCGCAACGTATTACTAGACGCCCCGAAGGGTACGAAAGTAATGACACACGAGCAACAGATACATGCAATGCTAAACGAGAGAGGCGTATCTATGAACTACTCGCAAAATAACAACGGGATGACCGCGCAGGAGATGGACGGGATAATAGGCAAACATTTTGCAAAAATACAAACTAATACCACTAACTTTGACCGCCGAGGCTTTTCTCAGTGGACCGAAAGCAACGGAAACCGAACAATAAGAGACGCAGCTAGAACAAGCCGAACAGGTTTTAAAGTATAATATATGAGGTATTTTTTAGACTTTCAATCAGATGACTACGGCAAAAAAATAATAGACGAGCCATTCGGGGCTAGTGGTATCAATTTTTCCCTTAACCAAAAACCCGACGGGATGGGGAGAGATATATCTTTTAGCGGGGGAGAAATAACTTTTGAGTTTACGTATCTACGCGAACACGAACTTAAGCAACTGCTTTATTATAAAAGAAAGTTTGGTTTTGAGGCTCTCGTAGTATTAACTATCGAGATAGACGAGAACAACAAATATACCGCAGATTTAGATTTTGCGACGTCAGAAACCGACGACCTAGAATATTTTAAATGTAAAGGAATTGAAGACGGAAAACTACAAATTGTAAAAGCTAGAAAGTCCGTAAAAGTGGACCTTTTAAGCAACACAGACGTGGACGGCAATTTTATAACGCCATTGGTTCCTGTTAATATGCTTTTATTAGCTAAACCAGTAATTCAGTTATCTAGCTGGACGCAAACAGAAGTTTTTAACACTAAGATAACCGCGCAAAGAGACGACAGTCAGTCGACAGTTTTTGGGCAAATTAACCCGTGTATAAACTTATTAAAATCTAATGTAGAGGATAGTTTTACTTTTTTTCAAACCCAACAATTAAACGGAGATATCCCTTTTACCACTAAGTCACCTTTTCAATTACTTACTGCTGCTAATAATTTGCAAAATGTAAATGTCAAACTTTACGATTTAGATTTTAACTTTAATACAGACGTAGACAACGGGGGCAACGGGTTTGCAGACGTAAAAATAATAGTTCGCTACGGTGCCACTTTTGAAAACTCTATAGTAACTACGGTTTTATCTGAAACGAGAACAGAAAATAAGAGTTTTATATTTCAAGGGGGCTTTGATATTAATATTCCGGTATTGAATAGAGGTGAGAGCGTTTGGGTATTCTTTGACGTAAAAGTTAGGCAGTCCGCTAGCAACCCCCCGTTTATAATAAGGCGGTTTGAGCTTTTTTTGAATATTTTATCTATGAAGACCGACATAACCGCGGAAAGCACCTCTTATAATTCCGTGAGCAAGTCTTTGCGACTCGTTGACGTTATGAGGCAAGTAGTTAGATCGATAGCAGGGCTAGAAATTAATGCGCCCCGTTTTGAAGCGGGCGGGGAGTTTTACGATAATAGACTTGTTAACGGTAACTTTTTAAGAGGCCGATCGGATAAACCTTTTACGGTTAGCCTTGAAGACCTAGAGAAATCACTAACGGAATTTAAAGGAGACTATGAGATTGGCTCAGACGGAAAAGTATTTTTTGGAATTGAGTCCGATTTTTATACGGGGGTCGAAAGCGGCTTTTTTGACAATACTCAGTTCGAGCAAATGTCTAAATCATTTAACCCAAAATATACGATAAACGAGTTTAGTTTTAAATATAACAAATACCAATCTTTAAAAGAAAATGAAGAGTTAAATTCCGCGGACTCAATACACGGCGAGTCTAAACTTGTATTTTTTAACAAAAACGTAGAGAATAAAAAAGAGGTCGAGGTTTCATGGATTAGAGACGCTTTTTTAATTGAGACAAATAGGCGAAAAGCAATAACTTTGACGGACGAAACGGCCTCACAGGACGACGACGACCTATTTTGTATTGATTCCATAAACACTACTTTTAACAACGAATTTACCGAAGTAGC